GAAGTATAACTGCAGGTTCTGCAAATAAAGGTTATTCTGATGATACCAGAATGAGAAATATGTTTCCTAAGTCACCTTTATATTCATCAGGTTCAAATAATGATTATCATAATGATGGTTTAATTATTACTAAATTTAAAAATCAAGTCATTGATACTGACACACAACAAAATTATGATTTTACAGGTACTGATATTGCATATATGAATTTTACACATCCTAATTCTCCTGATATTGATATGAATAAATTAAATAATCCTATTAATGATGCTGACATTAATGGAGGCAGTACAAATAATAAAGATAAACCTTATTATGGACATCCTAATTTACAGGTTAATAGTGTTGATCCTTTTGATCAAAGAACGGTAGTAGAAACAGGTTTATTAAGGGAAAGAACCGCACAAGATGGTGGATTTGGAAGAAAATATAAAACAAATTATGCAACAAGTAAAAATGATGATGGTACTCTTGATACAACATCAACTATTCCAAATATTGGTAAATATTTTTCAAAAATTTATAATTCAACAGATGCAACAATAAATGCTGATTCAAAAAAGAATATGTTAGGTAGTTCTCGTGCTACATCATCAGGTGGCAACGGTAATACTACACAATCAGTTGATGACAAAGGTAATCCTTTATAATTAAAATAAATAATAAATAGAGATAAAGTTAGAAAATGAAGAAGATAATAAACGAAGACGGACCAAGTGTAAGTGGATTAGGTGGTTTTTTAAGACCACATTCTGATCTTCGTGGATCTGGTACTCATCCTATAGGTGGTGTCAAAACAAATGGTATAAGAGGATTTGATTTAGGAGATGCTATTTCTTCACCTAAAGGACCATATGATTATATTGATGACGAAGATGAAGATCCAAATGATGAAGAAAATTTTGAAATGGATGTAATTCATATGAATGCAAAAATGCCTATGGATGGCTTTAGATCTGCAAATGACTCTTTATCAAAGCACATGTCTGCAAATACAAATAAACATTTCTTTCCAACAGCTGGTAATTTACCTATTAATGCAGGACATCAGATAAATGGTGAAGCATTATTGGAGAGTTATATTAGAGAATTAATATATGAGAATTCAGTTGCAAGGGGAATGAATCCGGGAATAGGTGGGTATAGTAGTTTTTCTTATGGTTCTTATCAATCTGATATGCAATTAGGTAAGGGTAAAAATAGATTAGGCGGATTAGGTAAGTTGAATGTAACACCTATGGCTTCACAGGGTGGTATGCAACATACATATGGACGTGACAAGGTAAGAACTGGTGATGATTGGGGAAGAGGAAGGAAAAGATTAAAATCAAAAAAGGCAATGCCTGATAATTTTGATGAAGTGAATGATGCATGGAAGAAGGAGCATGGTATGGGGTTAACATCATATCAGTTGGCTCAGATATCGAATATAGATAATGATTATCAGCATGTAAATGATATGCATAAGTATGAAGATGAAATAAAATCAAAAAATATTGAAATTCCTAAAAAAAAGAAAAAATAATTTTAAATTTGAAAAGATATATAATAAATAACATTTTAATATAAGAAAGTTTTAGTATGTCTAGCAGTTTATATAATGACGCAATAAACGATGCCAAGGCCTTGAGAGAGGCTGCTGAGGAGCGTGCTAAGCAACAATTACTTGAATCTATGTCCCCTAAGTTGAAGAAGATTGTTGAATCAACAATTAATCAAGAGATGGGTCTTTATGAATCTGAAGATATTGATGAGTCAGATGTTGATGAATGTGGTTCTTATGAGTCAGATATGAATGAAGAAGATTCATATGATGAAGTTGAAGAATCAGATACACATGAGGTTGATGAAGCAATTGATTTGGATGAGATTGATCTTGATGAAGAGGATGAGAAGCCAAGTAAGTTGAAGAATGAAAGCTATAATGTTTTGCATAAGGTACTGAATAATAGTAATGTACTAAATAGAAATGCAAAAAATGTTGTTCAAGAGTTTGACAATAAGGTTAGAAAGCTTTCAGAATCATTTGCTTTAGTATCAAAGAATAAGGTAACATCTCAATTAATTGAAAAAGTTGATCATCAGATTAAAGAATTAGTTGAGGAATCAAAAAATATCGCTAGTAGTGATATAATTAAAAACAATAATGAAACAAAAACAAAATTTAAAAATTCTTTACAGGAGTTAAACAATATGACAAAACGTAGAAATAGTATTTTATCTGAGAACTATGCAAGTCTCATGAGGGGTCGTCGTCTTTTCGAAGAAGATGAAGCAGAAGATATGGATATGAGTGATATGGATATGGGTGGTGATGAAGAACATGCTGGTTCTGATTCATTTTCAAAGGATGATATTGAAGGTCTTAAAAATAGTATTGTAAGTTCTTTTGATAGCTTATTAAGTGATGAGGGTAGTGAAGAGGATATGGATATGAGCGATATGGATATGGAAGAAGAGCCTGAAGAAGTTGAAGAAGGCATGGACGAAATGTATGAAATGGATGAAATGGAAGAAGCTTGGGGTGAAGCAGATGAAGCTGACGAAGCAGATGAAGCAGATATGCATCATGAATCACGTCGTAGATTCATGGAAGCTCGCAAGAAGAAGGTAGAAGAGAAGAAAAAGGTAGAAGAAAAGAAAAAGATGGAAGAGAAGAAGAAGGCAAAGAAGGAAAAGGAAGAGCTCAAAGAAGGTGATGTTTTCCTTGAAATTGATGAAAACATGCTTCGTCGTGAAATTGCTCGTATGAAGAGACTTCGCGAAGGTGATGCTCAATCTATGGCTTCTCATTTCGGTGGTGGCAAACTCGAGGATGAGATGTTTGTCGATATGGACGATTCAGATTTAAATGTTAATGCAAACAACCTAGGACGTAACCTAAAAGAAGGTTATAATAGTACACGTCAAACTCGTCTACTTGAATCAAAGGTACGTCAACAATCACAAGCTTTAACCGGCATGAAGAAACAACTTAGCGAGGTCAACCTCTTTAATGCTAAATTACTTTATGCTAACAAACTTATGCAAAATAGAGATCTAACCTCTGCACAACAAAAACACATTGTTGAAAGCTTAGATCAAGCAACAACCCTTCGTGAAGCCAAACTTCTTTTCGAAGGTCTCAGCAAGAGCTTAAGTCGTGGTACATCTCGATCTGGTACATTGACTGAAAGCGCTGCAAGACGTATGACCGGTGGTTCATCAAGAACTACTCTAAGTTCACAAAATGTTGACACAAATAGAGTAGAAGTTGATCGTTGGGCATTACTTGCAGGTTTAAAGAAATAAAAAGATCGAAAAAAGTTTTAAAGTTGATTATAAACCATATAATTAACTAAATAAAAAAAATAGCATTAAAGGAAAATTAAAAAATATGTCAGGTTTTACATTACAACAATTAACAGAGGGTATTAGACAACGTCACGTTGGTACCCAAAATAAAAGATTAGTAGAGAAGTGGACACGTACAGGTCTTCTTCGTGGTTTAGAGGATGTTAGTCGTGAAAATATGGCTACCCTTCTTGAGAATCAAGCATCACAACTTCTTCGCGAAGCAAATACCTTAGGTGGTACTGGTGGTGGTGATATCAAAGGTTTTACCTCCATTGCATTTCCTATCGTTCGTCGTGTATTCGGTGGTCTCGTAGCAAATGAATTGGTAAGCATTCAACCAATGAGCCTTCCATCTGGTCTCTTGTTTTATTTAGATTACACCTATGGTTCAGATGTTGGTGGTGCTGGTGATACTACTGCAACTTATGCATCTGGTTCTTCTATCTATAATAATCCAGTAGGTAAAGGTATTCAATCTGGTTCTTTGGCAACTGGTGGTCAATATGATTTAGTTGGTTCTGGTTTCTCTAAATTACATACATCAACCGCAATTACAACTAATGATTTTATTTATGTTCTTAATTCATCAAGTGCTTTAGCAAAGAATAATATTACAGCCGCAGATATTGATGTAACAAATGCTACCCATCTTAAACTTTTACAATTTGATCAACAAATTATTGATCGTTGTACTGCTGTTGCAAGTGGTGGTCTTGGTGAGACATGGGTTATCTTAGCTATTCCTACTAGTGGTTTGAATGCAGCTATTGATTTAACAATGATTAAGGATTTTTCAGTTCATACACATGCTAATTTAGCTGCAATGCCTGTAGAAGTTCAAGCAGGTAAGAGCTTAAATGTTAGAAGACTTAATCAGTTAGGTACAATTTCTGGTGGTGTATTTACCGCTAATCCTTTTGCTGCAAAAGCAGATGCCGTTGTATTAGTTGTTGCAAAACGAGGAAATACATCACCTAATTCAGACAATGATCTATCTGTTTCTTATGTATTAAGTGATGCATTAACAATTGGTACAGATGTTCCTGAAACTGTTGTAACTCCTGGTTTTGAGTCAAATCTTACTGCTCAAGCTACTAGTTCTGGTATGGGTAATGTAGCTATTAATCCAGTTATTCCTGAAATTGATATTAAGATTGAATCAATTCCAGTGACCACATCAACTCGTAAGTTAAGAGCTCGTTGGTCTCCTGAATTGGCTCAAGACCTCAATGCTTACCATTCATTGGATGCTGAGGTTGAATTGACCCAAATTCTTTCAGAGCAAATTGCACTTGAAATCGATCGTGAAATCTTGAATGATCTTCTCACCGGTGCTCAAGGCGCTAACTTCTTCTGGTCACGTGCTCCTGGTAAGTTTGTTAACAAGAGAACTGGTGCTGAGATTGCACGTACTTCTACATTAAATCCTGGTCCTGCATTTACCGGTACTGTACGTGAATGGTATGAGACCTTGACTGAGACCGTTATTGATGTTGCTAATGAAATCCATAGAAAGACACTTCGTGGTTCTGCTAACTTCATCGTAATCTCCCCAGATGTAGCTACCATTCTTGAGGCTTCTGTACTTTATCGTCCTTCATATTCCATCGATGGTGATGGTCAAGTTGCTTCTCCTTTCACCATGGGTGCAGAGAAGATTGGTACCTTGAGTAACAGATTCACAGTTTATAAGGATCCATATTTCCCAAGAAATAAGATTCTTGTTGGTTACAAGGGTGGTTCTTATTTGGAGACTGGTTTTGTCTATGCTCCTTATGTACCTCTAATCGTAACTCCTACCATTTTTGCACCGGAAGATTTTACCCCAAGAAAAGGTGTAATGACTCGTTATGGTAAGAAGATGGTTCGTGCTGACTTCTATGGTACAGTAACTTGTTTGGATATGAACATCATCTAATATTTAGTAATAGATAATAGTTTGAATATCAAGGAGCAGA